TTTTTTCGGAGCGGTTGCGGAACCAGGTGCAGGTGCATTACGTGCTTCTAAAATCTCATTGATTTTTTTAGTCCACAGTTTACGTATAGGAATTGGCATATTATATATAGTATCCCAGTCCCAACGGCCTTCACCCCACCAAATCAAATTAAATATATTTTCATGCAATGTGTTGCGGTCTTCTGGCTTATAACCAAAGAAGGTCTGATCTAAGTGGAAACCCGGCTGTGAAGGTGCCTCCCTCTTCACCTTCGAATGTTGCTTCTAAGTTTACACCTGGTATATGATCTGCTACATGGCGACGGAAATCACGTGATTCTTTAGGCGTCATTTGATAACGAATGAAATGTTCAATGTCATGTTGTTTTCTGGATCCATTAACTTCAGCAATTGTACGCATCAAAAAATCTGAAACTAGATGATCATCTGAAATTGTATCTACTTCTCGTTTGTTAAGAAATCGAAATTTAATGTCAATGCCATCTGTTTTATATGTAAACTCACCTTGTGAATTAGATGTTAAGTCAAAAGGACGCATTGTTAATTTAGATAAATCTAGTGTTCGTAGGTAACTTTTATTAGTGGCGGGATCTGTTACAGCAACCGTATATTCTGAACCAAAACCATGAACTCGTGCTGCAATGATAAGATATTCTTTGTCTGGTATGATTAAATCATCAACATCAACTGGTTCTAATATCAGAGACTGCAAAAGTTTGTCTAAAACTGTGTTTTGTCTAATATATGTTGTGTTTGTTAGGATATCTTCATCATATGCGGTCATGTATCGCATTTCTACAGTGCCTTTTCGTAATGGGCTTGATTCTGGATAAACTAGACCTTTGCTAGGCAATGTTACAGCAATTGAAGGTATTGTGCTTCTCTGCTTGTTTTCATATTGTTGTTTTGCTAATTCGATAAGATTCTTATCATTAAAACGTTCTGTTACTGGCATAAACTTTCCTTTTATATAACTTTATTATAAATATGTAAGAACATGAAAAATGGGTGAAATTTCTTCCACCCATCTTGTTATAATAGCTTGATAATGATTAATAGCTTAACAATGCCCAATCATAATTCAATGTAGCATCAATCATTACTACGTCTTCTGCAGACCAATCTAAACTACCAAAATTTACTTCTGATAAATAACATCCTTTAAGTTTCCATTCTTCAATAACTTCACCTAATGGAGAAAGTTGATTGAGTGTAATGTCTTTTTTGTATATTGCAGCATATCCGTCGCGGCCCGTTGCTGATTCATGATGTAAACGAACCCATTGCATTACAGCTTGTGCTGCTGATGGTACAATTGCATCATAAATTGTAATAGCAATACTATTCCATGAACTTTTACCTTTAAGTTTTCTTTTAACGTTGATATGATCTATAGTTACTTCACCATTCGTTAAACTTGGTTTAGCAGCAGTTTTAATCAAATATGCAGGAATTCCTTCGCCATCTGCGCCTGGAATTGACATTACGAACTTGTGTTGGTATTTCGGTTCCCATGAAAATGCTTTGTCATAGAAATTCGGATTCAGACCGTAATCTGTAAGTTCAGATGCTTTTGGAGAATCTCCTTGTCCATCAGGTGTTCCTCCACCATTTCCATTTGGTTGTGTATTACCTACATATGGAAACAAATCTGAATTATTATTTGTTGCTGAATATGGCATAATTCTGTCCTTTAATTTTTATATAAATATATGTTCAGTAAAAAAGGTAGAACCGAAGTCCTACCTTTCATGAGCTTTTTTTTCCTAAACCGGGAAAGCAGCACCGGTAGGTTGAATATTGAAATCCAATATGATGAATTCAGCTGTTCTAGTTGGTTGTAAAAACAATTGTCCATACATGATATTTCTATCAATTAAATCCGGAGTATTATTTGTTCCATCCATTACTACTTTAAATGCTGATAAACCTTGTGCTTGTTGTACACCTGCCAAATATGGATTAACGATGCTTAAGAATCTGTCTCTTGTTATCTGCGTATTTTGATCAAATACCAAGAAACGAGTTGATGAAGCAATAAACTTCTTAACTTCAATAAGCAAACGACGTACATTTACTCGGTCTAATGCACTTGGACGAGCTTGTAAGGTCTTTTGACCCCATACCACAATCGTATTGTTAGGGAATGTTGCAATAGGGTTAACACGTGCTGCATACAATGTATCTCGTTGAGATTGAGATAGATTAACTGCTGTTCCTGTTGCTGGAATACCTCCACGATTTAAACCTGCCGGAGCATACCATGGTGCTTGTATTCTATCATTTGTTGATAATACACCGCCAAGTACAACGGATGGCGGAACCCAAAGTAATCCTCCGGTACCGGTTGGATTTGGAATACTGATCCATGGCCAATATGTTGCTGTATAATTGTTATCGATGGTTCTAACCTGATTTACAACTGCTGAAATAGCATCACCTTTAAGATTTGAATCCATTACATAAAATACATCTTGACGTGTTTGACATAAATTACGAGCTTCTGCTGTTACTGCACTATGCAAACTGTCAATTAGTCCTGGAGTCAACAATACGTTCATATCATAATAATCTGTATTGCTTAACAATGTAAATGCTTTGCGATATGCAACTGCACCCGTAGCCGTTACTGTGCTACAATCAAATCCAAATGTATTTGCTGCAGTTATATTAGCTCCAGAAAACTTAGGTAAGTTAGGACGAGCTCCATCAAATCCACCTTGCATTGGTACTACAAATTTTCTAGTTGCAATTGCAACGTTGGTTGCAAATGTTCCTGCTATCAATGCAGAACTCAATGTACCTGTATATGCACTTGTTGATGACGGATATGCAGCTCCTGCATTTTGAGAAACATCACCTAAATAAAAATCTGCATTTGCAGCTACCGTTGAACCAGATGTTGGTATTGGAGCTAAATAGTTTATGTTTGATGCAACCGTAAAATCAAAACCATGCAATACTGTTGAACTATAAACACCCCCTGCAGTTTGTGCAGTCTTCATTGTTGCTGCTGCTAGGTTTGAACCATTAACTGTTGGTATTGAAGAATATATAGCACGGAATCCAAATGGAAACAATGTTTTATCTATAGATTTTGTTGCAACTGCTGGATCAACTTCTACACGGATGTATGGATTCGTATTAGCATAATCACCATATATGTTGATGTTGTTGTCATTATCAATTGTTTGATAACGATCACCAATCACTTTGGCAATGTATGATGGCGAATCTGGATTCAAATTACATGCAAATGATGCAACAATGTTTGGTTGTGAATCTGAATCTGATACTGAACCATAAACTGAACTTGGAATATATGAAGTATCAACTCTACGTACCACAACGTTGAATGTTGGATAACCATTTGGATCAGATACTTCTCCAGATGTTACTATATCAGTGATTGCAATCTTGTATTCATAATTTGTAGATGTTCCATGAGATAATGCATGAACTTTAAACAAATTAGATGCAACAGAACCAATTTTCTGTGATGTTATCCATGGAGTTGCAGCTGCTTGATAATCTTGTACGAATGCATATGTTGAAATTTTCTCTAATGACATTGATACTGCAGATAATGAAGCAAATAATGATGTTGCTGCTGGATTTTCATATTGCACAAATGCCGGATAATTTTGTCCTTTTGGAGTCTTACCAAATATAGTTGTAATATAATTTGAATCTGTTGCTGCAATTGATGCAGAAATTGATGCACCTTCTGTGTATGAAAATGCCGTAAATCCTGGAATTGCTGTTGTTGAATATGATCCTGAAAGTTTTAATTCAAATCGGCCGTTCGTGTCTGTATTCAAAACCGAATCAGCAAAATAACTTGATGTTACGCCTACTGGCACTGTTGGATGAAGTATGTGTGTTACGTATTTGGTTGAACCTTCAGTTGCAACAATTGCTAATGCACCGTCAGTCAATGAATAACCATCTTCATACAATGTACGTGTTACGGTAATCACATTACCATTTCTTAAATATTCATTAACCGCTGCCGGAACATATGATTCATCTGTGAATCCACCGAATACTGATTGATATTCGGACATGTTTCTAATTTCAGTCGGGGTGTATGCAGGGCCTTTTACGGTCGGGCCTACTATTGCTGCACCAATTTGACGAATTGCCCCTGGTAAAAACGATGAGTCAATCTCTCTCGTAAATACACCAGGTGACACTATTTGTTCTGCCATTCTAATTCTCCTATATAAATGATTTTAATATAAATATGCCTTTAAGCATTCAAACCAGTGCTTGGAGTAAATGTTCCATCTGCTGTATTGATTTGACCTTCGCCGTAACGAGCTCGCATCTCATCAACTAAACTTGTTTCTTGATCTTGCATAAGTTTGAATTCTGCAAAAGCCCGTTGCAAGTCTTGATCTAATTCTGCAAGTTTTTCTTGTAGAAAATGTTTTTCAATGCTTAAATTGCCTATAGCACTTGAAATTTCAGCATAACGTTCTTTTAAGGTTTGAATGTCTTCTAAATGTTTTGCGTCCAGTTTACGAATCATAATTTATTTCCTTTTGTTTTATTATATGAAAATAAATCTATAAATCCAAATTAACTGAATGCATTTATGA